GGTTGATGCTGACCAAGCAGAAAGACTTGGTGAGATACAGGTTCAGTCTATCAGAGATGCTGGTGATTTCTTTAAACTAAACTGTCCAATGGATGGTGAGGCAAAGATTGGAAGAAACTGGTTAGAAACCCATTGACACCCATAACGAGTCAATGTAATATAGTTAAACGTACTACACACCCTAACAACAACGCCAAAGGAAATACACATGGCCGATAAGAAAATTGTACTGAACAACGTAGAAGTTTGCTGGGCTAAACTACAAGAGCCTGATACTAAGTACCTGTCTGAAGAGCTAGAGTATTCTGTAGCTATCAAGATGACAGATCAGTTGACTGCCTTGATGTCTGACTACAAACTAAACAAGAAAGTTAAGGAAGGTAAGGACTCAACCTTCGATGGTCAACCTCACATTCAAATCAGTATGGACAAACACACACGAGGCGGCTGGACACGTTACGGTACTGTCTACGACGCAGCTGGTAACCCCACTAAAGACTTGGTAGGTAACGGTTCCAAACTAAACCTATTCGTCTCTATTGGAGATAGCCAGTACGGTAACCTAATTAAGCTTGGTCACCTAGACGATATGAATCAAGACACTAAGGAGATGACCTTTGACTTTGGACAAGTTATGGAGTTGGTTAGCTACGAAGCAGGGTCAGCTGTCATTAAACAGGCAGCACAGACAACAGCCTCCGTTGCTGCGGCCCCATCCAAAGAAGTGGAGATTGCATTTGAGTAACGTAACAGTTACTAAACGGGGCGACTACAGGGAGGGCTTGACCTTCCCCGTGGTTGACTTTCACCAGCCCACTAACATCTACACTATTGATGATGGAGGTGAGTACTTCCAGTACCATTACATAGACATCATAGATGAAGGGGAGACCTTAGATACTAAGTACCTAGACTTTCCAGAAGAAGAGGAAGAGGATGTAGTTAACCACCCCTCCCACTACGGGGATGGAAGTATCGAGTGCATTGACTACATGGAAGACAACATGGACCCAGCTATGTTCATGGGCTACCTCGAAGGTAATGTTAAAAAGTACACACACCGTTACCGATACAAGAATGGTGTTGAAGACTTGAAGAAAGCAGGGTGGTATCTAGACTACCTCATCGCAGTAATGGAGAGAGATAAATGACTGACCAACCTAAAGGCATTGATACCTTGATCGAGGATGTCTACTCCGTACTAACTGATGGGTACACTAAGACAGACGACAACGAGAAAGTTATCAGTGCCTTTGGGGATGGGCTAAAAGAATTACTTCGTTCTCGTTTGACACCTCGTGGCCCCTCTAATGGGCTGCTACGTCTCTCAGGTATCGGCAAGCCAGCTCGTCAACTATGGTATGACAGCAGAGGCTACGATAGAGAGGCATTGTCAGGAGATAAGCTACTAAAGTTCCTGTATGGGGACATCATTGAGGAAATTCTTTTAACCTTAGCTAAACTTTCTGGACATAGTGTGACACATGAGCAACAGACTGTAAAAGTTGCTGGCATAACAGGACATATGGACGCAGTGATTGATGGTCATGTAGTCGATGTTAAGTCAGCTTCACCCTTTGCCTTCAAGAAGTTTGAGAGAGCTACCCTAGCTGTTGATGATCCCTTCGGTTACATGCAGCAAATATCTGCATACACTGAGGCAGTCCCTGAGAGTAAAGGGTCAGCCTTCTGGGCCATGAACAAGGTGGACGGCAACCTAACCCTCTACCAACCTTCAGCTGAGATGTTACCAGATACTACTGAACGTGTCACCTACCTACAGGAGATGTTAAAAGAAGACAGCCCTCCTGAACGGTGCTACGAGACTGAGGTAGACTTCAAGACAGGTAATGAAAAGCTACCTATTGGTTGTGTCTTCTGTGACTTTAAGAAAGAATGTTGGAAGGACTCTAACAAGGGTGAAGGATTGAAGGGATACAAGTATGCAGCAATGCCCTTCCCTCTGTACCTCACTAAGATTGTTAAGGCTCCACGGGTAGATGAGATAGACATTGCCTAGAAAAGCATTGACAGTTAGACAAAGAGCAATCAAGGCTGGGTATAGGTCTGGCCTTGAGGAAGACACAGCTAAGATGCTGACGAAGATGAAGGTACCCTACACTTACGAGAAGACTAAGATTAAGTGGGAAGACTTTATGGTTAGGACATACACCCCTGACTTCGTACTACACAACGGCATCATCATTGAGACTAAGGGACGTTTCATGGCTGCTGATAGACGTAAACACCTAGAGATACGTAAACAATACGGAGATGAATACGATATTCGTTTTGTCTTCAGCAACAGTAAGTCTAAGCTATCAAAGGGAGCCAAGTCCTCATACGGTGACTGGTGTACAAAGAATGGTTTTCTCTATGCTGACAAAGTTATACCGAAGGAATGGTTAAATGAATGAAGACTTGACGATTAGAATACTAGATAGGTTTAGCATTGAAGAGATAGCAGATGCAGTGGGGATCACACCTTACATGTTTATCCAAGCATTTGCTGACGAGATAGTGGACAACTTATCTGCCTTAGCTGAGATAGATCAGGGGTTTGTAACATGATTACGATAGAGGACATTGAAGCTATGACTGAGAATAACAAGGAGATTTGCACACTGCATATTGGCTCAGCTGGGGCGGTGGCAGACATGACTGCAAAACAATACAGCAGGTGGGTTGAGGGTAAGATTGTTACCGAAGGGACTGACCGTCTAGTGGAGAACACCCTTGGTCTAGTAGGGGAAGCTGGAGAGGTAGCTGAGAAGGTTAAGAAGATGATCCGAGACGGCACTAAGGTTGTTCCTATGGATATCATTAAGGAGATTGGTGATGTTGTTTTTTACTGTACCGCATTGGCTAATCATGTGGGTTACGGTCTTGACACAGTAATTGATATTAACGTAGTTAAACTTAATGGCCGTTCTCAACGTGGTACTATCAGAGGAAGTGGGGATAACAGATGAGTTGGTTCTGGAGATACGTTAACTACCTAGCTACATGGCGTACACACCGTAATGCTATTAAGCAATTAAACACACTGACAGACCGAGAGTTGCGAGACATTGGCCTTAACCGAAGTGACATTGATCGCATGGTATGGTTGGACGAAGATAAAGACAAACGAGGAAGAGAGACAAAATGATAAGTTTGGCAACTGAATTAAGTGGGAAGCCTTTGTTTAATGTGAAAGAGGGTAAAACTTTAATAGATGACATATCCGATGAGGATTGGTTGGACGAAGATAAGAATTGTATGATAAACGTAGGTCTACCTAAGAAGGAAACTAAATGAGTAACAACTATCTGCCGACCGACTACCAGTCATTCATCCACAAGTCACGGTATGCTAAGTACCATGAAGGCTTAGGTCGTGAGTCATGGGATGATACAGTCACACGTTTCTCAGTGAACGTGATCCGTGACATGGTTGACCCAAAGACTAAGTACGATTTAGAACAAGCCATCCTTGGCCTAGAGGTTATGCCTTCCATGCGTTCATTGATGACTGCTGGTGCAGCTGCTGAACGTGACAACACATGTATGTACAACTGTAGCTACTTAGCCGTAGATGACCTAAAGTCCTTCGATGAGGCTATGTTCATCTTGCTCTGTGGTACTGGTGTCGGCTTCAGTGTCGAACGTCAGTCCATCTCTAAGCTTCCTGAGGTACCAGAGACCCTTTATCCTAGTGAAACTACTATCGTGGTTAAGGATTCCAAGGAAGGGTGGGCTAAGTCTCTGCGTCAATTGATTGCACTCCTGTATAGTGGTGAGATTCCTACTTGGGATGTATCTAAGGTACGTCCAGCTGGTGCGCCACTCAAGACTTTCGGTGGTCGTGCCTCAGGTCCAGCCCCTTTGGTTGACTTGTTTAACTTTACTATTGCTACGTTTAAGAAGGCGTCAGGTCGTAAGCTATCCTCTGTTGAGTGTCACGACATCATGTGTAAGATCGGTGAGGTAGTAGTGGTTGGTGGTGTCCGTCGTTCAGCTATGATCTCTCTGTCTAACCTGTCGGACGAACGTATGCGTTCAGCTAAGTCAGGCTCATGGTGGGATAACAATCCTCAACGTGCCTTGGCTAACAACTCTGTTTCCTACACTGAGAAACCAGACAACCTGTCCTTTATGAAAGAGTGGCTGGCCTTGGTCGAATCAGGCTCAGGTGAACGTGGTATCTTTAACCGTGAAGCATCTAAGAAACAGGCAGCATTAAATGGTCGTCGTGATGCTAACTATGAGTTCGGAACTAATCCTTGCAGCGAGATAATTTTACGCCCAAGCCAGTTTTGCAACCTAACCGAGTGTGTGGTACGTGCTACTGACACGATAGAGACACTCTCAGAGAAGGTACGTCTAGCTACAATCTTGGGTACGATCCAGTCTACCTTCACTAAGTTCCCGTACCTACGTAAACAGTGGACAGACAACACAGCAGAGGAACGTCTGTTGGGTGTGTCACTAACTGGCATCATGGACAACCCACTGATGACCCTCAAGAACAAAGGACTAGATAAAACTCTTGCTCACCTTAAAGAAGTTGCTGTGGCTACCAATGCAGAATGGGCTGACCGTCTTGGTATCCCTGTTGCTGCTGCTATCAGCTGTGTTAAGCCTAGTGGGACTGTCTCACAACTGGTTGACTCAGCCTCTGGAATCCATGCCCGACACAGCCCCTACTATATCCGCACCGTCCGAGGTGACAACAAAGACCCTCTCACTCAGTTTATGAAGGATCAAGGTATCCCTAACGAACCTGATGCGTTCAAGCCAGACCAGACTACAGTGTTTAGCTTCCCGCAGAAGGCACCAGAGGGTGCTATTTGTACCAAGGATATGACTGCTATCGAACAGCTAGAGATGTGGCTCATGTACCAACGTAACTGGTGTGAACACAAACCATCTGTAACTATTAATGTTAAGTCAGAGGAGTGGCTGGAGACGGGTGCCTTCGTCTACAAGTACTTCGATGAGATGTCAGGTGTATCATTCCTACCGTTCAACGAACACACATACCAACAGGCACCTTACCAAGACTGTAATAAGTCAGCCTACGACAGGCTCAAGTCAGTCATGCCTAAGAAGATTGACTGGGAAAAGCTTTCAGAGTATGAGAGTGAGGATAACACATCAGGTAGTCAGACATTAGCTTGTTCGGGTGACTCATGTGAAATCGTTGATCTAGTCTAAGGAAAACTTATGTACACTGTTATTACTCGCAACCAATGTAACTTCTGTGACACAGCCAAAGCCCTGTTGAAAGGAGCAGGGCAAGGCTACGTAGAATACAACGTCCAGACTGATAGTTCTCGGT